ACTTTTTATTAATTGCCGCTTCTTTTAGACCAATAATTTGAAGTGCTTTGCTACGTTTCTTTATTTTCTTTTCGAGTGGGCTTTCTTCTTCAGAGGATCCGCCCCCACCGCTGCCACTGTCGCCACCGTCATTTTTTCCACCCTTGCCTTTACCTTTGCTATCTTTTCCATCTCCAGTGTCGCTGTCAATGCCGTACTGTTCTTCAAGCCTATCGAGTGTTGCTTCATCCTGTTTACTAATTGAAACATTTGCCTGAAGTGTATAGTATGCGGTAAGAGCTTTATTTTTATCTGCTGCACCTACAATTGCCTCCACGGTTGCCTGACTTATATTTCCACCAGCAAAATCTGCCTGAAGTTGTGTTTTAAACTTGCTATCTTTAAGCCCATTAATTTTTTCTGCAGTTTTATATGCTTCGCTATCTTTATCAAATGATTTCAAGAAAGCTTCATTAAACTTTACAGCACCGATTGTAGATTTTTGTTTTTCAAGTTCGGCATATGTTGCTGCTGAAAGATCTCTTTGAATTGTAAGGTCTTCAGTTCTTCGTCTTTCTAGTTCATTAATTTCTTTTCTTGTTTTTGCTTCTTTAACTAAAGCATCGTATTGAGCATTAATTGCATCAATACCGCCAGTAGCCTGACCGTAAGCACTCATTGTTCCAGCAACTGCTCCTAAAGCAGCATTTGAATCTGCCATAGTTCTTATAGCACCTCGTCCAGATACAGTAGTTGTTGTCTTAGATGCAGCACTAAACTGTGCTTGCAATTGTGTAAGCCTATCCTGAGCAACCATTCCAGAAATTTGTGTGGGGTCTTCGGTATATGTTGCAAATTGCTGAGAAGCACCAGCAGTAATTGCACGATCTCCAGCAAGTCTTCCAAGAGCAACAATAATTCCGTCTGCTTGCTCTGTAGTAATTACTCCCTGAGCAACTGCTGTTGCCATATTTGCAGCAACATTCTGTCCAATCTCTGATGCTGTTATTCCAGCAGCTTGCTGTGTTTGAACATCCTGAAGAATCTTTTGACCACTAGCCATTTCTGTTAGATATTGCTCTCCTGCGGTAAGTTCTTTTTGGGTTATTCCTCCAGCCTTTGCATCTTCTTTTCGTTGTGCCGCCTCTGTTGCACTGACTGTTCCAAAGTCTTCGGACATTGTTTTAAGTGCATCGATGCTCATTACCTGAGCTTCTGCAAGTTCAATAGCTTTTCTTTTTTGCTCTTCCTGTGCAGCATTAAGTGACATAATAACGCCAACTAGCCCTATCAGAGCAGCAACCACAATCCCAATCGGTCCAGGAATCATCATCATTGCACTACCAGCAAGACCTGCGGCGGTTCCTAGCCCCTCAAGACCAGGTATCATAGCCAGTGCTCCACCAGCCATAGCAACACCCATACCTGCCCCCATACCGCCCATACCTTTAACGCCAGCAGCAATGCTTCCACCCATAGCGTGTAGTTTTACATTTCTGGCACGGCGACGAATCATCTTGTCTCTTGCTTCTTGTTCTCTTGGGGTTCTAGGTTTCTTGCCTGGCTTTTCTTCTTCTTGTATAAATCTTCCTGTGTCACCAATAATAACTTGAGATCCTTCAGCAGTTGTTTTTACTGGGAACCCCCCCATGTCTTTTACTCCAGTTTGAACTCTTCTCGGTCCTCGTTTTCCTGGTGTTCTTGTTGTAGCTTGTGTACCATTAACGGTAGCCTGTCCAAGTTTTTCTCCAGATTTTGCTGCATCATCAATCTTTGAGTCAATTCCGTTAATTGCACCCTGACCTACGTTAGCACCAGAATCGTAAGCTTCTTTTGACGGAGATGCCTGTCTTGTAGAATCTTCTACGCCCTCAACAAAGTCTCCAGTAAGCTCTCTTGTAACACCGTTTAGTGCTTCACTAACTTCTGCAGATGTTCTTGTCCCAAAATTTGGATCTAAGTTTGCGTATGCTCCAGCAGCAGCTGAAGATCCAACCACCCTTCCTCTTAGATTTTGGCTATTGGGGGAATTAACAATTGAAGTTGAATCTATTAACATTTTATCTAAAATTTGACCCTGAATAACAATTTCTTTAGCACTAAGGGCAAGTCCAGAATTAATTTTTCTTAACATTCCAGTTTTTACTTTTTCATCTGTTACTGTGTTGCCAAGATGTCCAACATATTCTTCATAAAACTTTTTGTTTCTTCTTGTGGTGTCTTCAAGATCATTTGATAATTGATTAATATCTGATGGCTGAGGAGTCCAGAGTGATGAAAGCCATCCTGACTTTGTTGCCTTTCCACCTGCTGGCAGCGACTCTGTATGTGCTCTATCTATTTGTTGAGACTGAGCCATAGGAAGTCCTGCTTCTTTTCTTGCAGCAACAGATGCATCTCTTGCAAGTTGTGCTACTCGATATTCTTCTTGTAATCTTAAGTCACCAGAGTTGCCTACCTGAGTCTCAAGTTTTCCCCCACCAGCACTATATCTAAATCGTGCAGTTTTCCCTGTAGGATCTAAAATTGAATTTAACTGATTTGGTTTTATTGTTGGAAATGTTTCAGACTGTTCAGATGCGTACTGTAGCCTTGCTCCAAATGTTTTAAGTGTTACCTTTGTATCTTCACCAAAAGTTTTAAAAACTTTATCTAGTACTTCTGTACTTCCTTCTACGCTTTGTAGAGAGTCTATTATTTTTTGTATATTTCTTTTTGCACTCTGATCTGCATAAAGTGTTGCTGGCATCTGAAAACCAGTTCCAAGTCCACCTTCATAACCAGGAATATTTCCAGCAATCATTCCATTAATAAGACCGCCATACTTTTTAGCCATACCAGCAGGAATAACTGCTTCTCCTGGTGAAAGCATTGCTGGAACTACATCGCCCTTACCCTTGGGACCAGGTACACTAACTACACCGTCAGCATACTTCTTTGGTTTTACAGCTGCTTCAGATACTCGTCCCCCAGGCATTGCAAATCCACGTTGTGCAGTAACTGCTTTTTGGTATGCTAATGTTAGTGCATTAAGTGATGCTGCCTCTACGCTAAATGTTTGTGCAAGTCTGCTATGTGACTGATTAAGTGATGCCGCTACTGCTGCTGCTTCAATCTGTTGTTGAGTCATGTACTCTGTTTGTAGACCTAGGGTTGTTGTATCTGCCCCAGATTTATTGAATATATTTCCAAGTAATTGGAACATTTTAATAAGGTTTGCAACACCGTTGGCAACAAGACCAACAGTCATAAGCAGAACAGGTCCGATACCTGCGACAACGCTAGTCAGGATAACAGCAAATGATTTAGCACCGTCTCCCATGTTATTAAATTGATTAAGTAGCTTTGTTCCAAATTCAATAACTGGAGTAATAGCCTTTAGGAATTCTTCTCCCACAGGTGCGAGTGCTGCCTGGAAGTCTGCAAAAGCTTTTTCAAACTTGTAGGTAGTTGTCTCTTCTACCTTTTTAAGTTCTCGTTGAGATAAGATTGCAAGTTCTTGTGTGGTTGCTTTAGTTAGTTCAAGAACACGGCTTGCCTGTGTACCCTCGCCAATAACGTTCTGAAAAAGTGTAGATAGACGTGAGAACTGGAACTTACCAAATAGTTGCTCGATGGCACGAGCACGGCTTAGTGGATCTAGTGTGTCAAGTGCGGAAGCAAAGTCGATTACAAGCCCTTGAATGTCTCCCTTGTTTGAATTAACAATTTTCTCAATGTTAATGCCAAATCCATTAAGCATTTCTTTTGCTTTGCCAGTCGGGTTAATAAGTGCAGCAAGACCAGACTTGAGTGCGTTAGCACCTTCTGATGCGTTAATCCCACCTTCCTTCATGGCTGTTAGGAAGAATGCTAGGTCCTCTACGTCTCCACCAAGTTGCTGAACAACAGGTCCAGCTTTTGGAATAGCAATGGTAAGGTCTTCAATTGATGTGACCGATTGGTTTTCTACTGCGTTAAGGAAGTTAATCTTTTTAGCAAGGTCTTCTGTTGCAGTACCAAATGCGTTTGTAATTGACATTGTTGTTTCAAGAGCTTGAGTTTGCTCTACGTTACCCAGAACTGCTAGGCGAGTAGCTTCAGAAACCTGAGCTAAAAGCTCTTGACCAGCTTTACCAGCGGCTGCGGCTTCAGCAGCAAGTCCTAGTGTGTCTGAAACTGCAACGCCATACTTTGTGTACTCTCCTGCAAGGGTTTTGATTGAATCAATCATCTGGTCGGTTTCTGCAACTGTGGTAGAGAAGTCTCCATAAACACGACGAATTCTGATTACCTGCTTTTCAATTTCCATAAAGGACTTTGCGGCAGTGCTTGCAAATAATGTAAGGGGAAGTGTAAAACCAACCATAAGCTGACGACCAGCCCATTGGGTGTTCTTACCAAAGTTTAGGAGGTTAGTAGAACCTTGCTTTAGAAGTTGATTATATAGTTGCTGCTTTTGTGCAGCAATCATTGTTTTTGTTGCAAGGTCATTCATATCAAGAGTTAGTGGTCTAACCTTGATTGCCTTCAATGCACCATTGGCATCACGACCCATTGAGATATATTGAGTCTGAAGATCTTTAACTCTTTCGGTAGCTACCTTTGTAATTGTTTCAAATTCACCACGGAAGAATCGTCCAAATGTTTTTGTAGATGCAGCAGCATATCTAAAATACTGCCCCATCGAAAGTTTGTTTTTCTCAAGGGCAGTAGTAAATGCTTCGGTGGTTGACTGAACCTTTGTCATTCCAGCCTGGAACTGACCACCAGCATTAATAGAGTTTAGTAAATCTTGCTGTAGCTTAGCAGCGTTTTGACCAGCTACTGCTCCACCACGAGCCATTTCTGTGTGAAATCTTGCGATTTGACCTTGTAAGGCTTTAAGTGCTGCAGTAGCAGCGGTAGTGTCAATATCTATGCGGATATTAGCATTTGCATCTTCAGCCATTCATTAACACTTCCCCTTTTTAGTCTAGCCCATAAGACCAGCTACAGTATCTGACAGGTTAATTCCAGATGCTGCTTCTACCACCTTATAAACGGTTGGTAGATCAATATTGTCCTCAAGAGCGGCTACATCTGCTGCTAGTTCTGGACTGTACTGCTTCATTGCAATTTGAACACACTTCATAAGTATGTCCATTGACTTTGCGTTATCGTCTGCTACTTTAGCAATACCCTCGAACTCCTTCATAAAATCACGAAGTAGTGAGATCTTTAGTGGACGGACATTAAGTACTGTTCCGTCGATAAGTGTAAGCTGTGTAGCTTCATTAATTGTTGTTGCCATTGTTTCCTCCTTGTTAGGCTCCTTAAATTATATCACAAAAGCCGTTTAGTTTTCGACTAGTTTTTCATATCCTAGCCCCATGCCAATTCCAAAACCAGCCTTTGCTGCATTTGCTCCCTGTAGAGCAACCACATCGTTGCCATCCGATGTAGCACCGCCACTAAAGAATTTAGCTTTCTTTTGTTCCCATAGGTCTTGAGCACCGCTCTCTTTGTCAAGGTCTACCCCCTGAATACCAGCCATAAACTTTTTTTCCTGGTAATCTAAATCTCTTTTTACATTAAGAATTGACGTTAGTTCTGGCATTGATATTGATGATTCAAGCTCTTCAAAGTCTTTCCATATTCCTAAAAGAAATACTTCTGCCTCTAGTGTTGCTAGATCTAAGTTTTCCCAGGTAGACCCACTATCAACCGCTTGGTCTTTTACTGGCTCTTCTTCATCGTCTCCATCAATCTTGATCCCAGCTGCAATGTCTAATACTTTATAAATAGCTGGTAGGCTAAAGTTATCCTCTAAGTCCTCTATAGTCTTTATGGATGGATAAAATTGTTTCATACATACCCTGGCACATTGTGCTAATGCCGAAACTGCTTCTGCATCATCTTTTGCAAGTTTAACATTATCAAACTCTTTCATAAATTCTCTAAGGTATTTAATCTTTAGAGGTGTTAGGTATATCTCTGTTCCGTCTACCAGCGTAGTAGTTCCTGTTTCATAAATTTCTGTTGCCATACATCTATTGTACCAAAAACAAAACTGCCCAGAGCCAAAACTCTGAGCAGTCCTGATTGTATTAAGTTATGATGCGAGTGTGCGGTCTACAATCTTTCCATAAGACGCATTGTCGTTAGGGAGAAGTCTGAATGAGACTTCGAACATTGTAGCTTCGTCACGCTTTGCTGATACTGTAACGCTTTCGATTGAAAGAGCACGGTATGCAACGTAGATTCGCTCAATTGATGAACCAGCTGCACAGTCTCCTGTACCTGGACCAACTGCAACGAGACCACGTTCAACTGGACATTCGCCAATGTTTCCTGCACCAAGATTTAGAACTCGGTCACCGTCGTAAGTTGGTGTTCCGAATGCACTCTGTGATGTAGCACTGGTGTATGTAGCTGAAAGGTCGCTTGACTGCCCTGCAATTGCAAAGAGCAAGTTATCTAGTGTTGCCTCAGCGAATGCTGTGTTAAGGTTAACCTGCATTCCCTGCTTGTAAAGCTTAGCAACGTCGAGAACCTGGTCAACCTGTACCTCACCGAAGTCAGGTTGGAAGACAATTTCAAGACCGTTCATTGTGTAACCAACATTACGGAAATCGACCTCGTTTGTTGCATTTGCGAGAGTCTCCTTGTAAGAAATGTTGGTTTGGAAGTCGGGCAAATCGAGTTCAGCTTGAGTGTTGGTAATACCACCACTTGTGTTCTGACCGATTGGACCGTCTTCGTATGTGAAAAGTGCTGCTGCACCAACGATGATGTTAGCACTTGTACCACGTGAATATGCCATAATTATTTCACCTCTTTCTTGTTATAGATTTTAGGTGGGTGTTTCCTCTCTTTAATTATACAGGCTTATTATGCAAAAGAGTCTGATTTGTGCCAGTCGTAGTCAATAATTATTTTATTCCCTGCATAGGTACGAGCAGTACCAAAATCAATAATGTCACGAGTCTCTTCAAGCTGATAGATCTTTATCTCGTGAAAATAAGGCAACAAGAAGTCTGTCCCATCGAAGGTAACCTTGTTGTGAACCTTACCGTCTACCGTTACTGTACCACTGACCTTTGATGCAATCCAAGCATTTAGATCTTTTGCTGAATCGTCACCGTTGTCAAGAAGATCCTGAATCTCTTGTGTCATTTCAATCAGGTTGACCACTGCTGTTTCTGTTAGTGCGTAGAAGTAATAAAGTAGTTGTTCGCACTTGATGTATGGGAATGGTGTTCTACGCATCTTGAACATTCTGTCAAATACCGCTGCCTGTCCCTGAAAATTGTATCTTGATGTACCGCCAGATGTGAGAACATCTAGGCTAAAGCTTTCTGCAACACTAAAGTCGCTTGGGTATGTTGGAAACATTGGAACTGCTCCAAAACCTCTACCTGCAAGTTTCTCCTGTAAGTACTTGTTAATAAAAATTGGGGGATAGTATATTGCCATTATCGTTTAACTCCTAAGTTTGCTACCCAAGTGTAGCCTGTTGAAACCCCTACTGACCTACCGCCACGCTTACCTGCCGATAGATTTTTTGCAAAGACTGTAGGATTCTGAATATAATCCATTACACCACTAACCCTTAAGAATGCTTGCGAAAAGTAGTTATTAAAGAATGAATCAAAAGTTTTTTGAAATCCACCTTGAGCCTGAACCCCACCAGGATTATCTACCACAATTGGATTTTTTGTAAACACTTGCTCACCATTATCTTCAAATGCAAGCACAGAGGCATTACGAGGTCTAATTGTAACTGGAATTCCATTTTCCATAATTCTTGCTTTGTCATAGAAAGGAACAGTAGAGCCATTTTTTACTGAAACAGATTGTCTAAAGGTTGACTTAATTGATAAGCCAACACCAGAAATTGTATAATCAATATCGAACAGTCTTGCGTTTGGGCTACCAGTTTGATCCCATTCATACATATGCTGAAGTACTGCTGGATTTGTGCTGGCAGAAGAATCGATATATTGTTTAATTAACTCAATGGCATCCTTGCCCACAGCATCAAGGATATGATTTTTTCCTCGCTTTACGCCTTCTGTGAATCCAAAAGAATACTGAACGATGTTGTTCATTTCTTTAAGGAATAGGGTGTCATTAAATGTTGTTCTCATTATACGTCTGCCCCCTGGTTTTCAGAACGACGCAACACTACCTTGTAGTACTCTACAGAACCAAAAGGATTAACGAATGGAGCCTGTGTTGCAATCTCAAATAGAGTTGACTTTCCATTTCTTGGTCCTGATGTTTCAGTATAAATTGGATTATCAAACTTATCACGAATATTAGTTATAACTATGTTTGTTGCTGCATTCTTTGCATCGATACTTGAAATGCGAATATCTTTTTTTACTCTTCCTAACAAAATAAAGTCTGTCTTAATATCTGGGTCTGGCTTAATGTCTTCCTTGTATGAAACCCCAGCTTCATTAAATGAACAAACAACTGTTTTGTCTAGAACCCAAGTTTTTGTAACATTGCCGTAAGCAGTTGTTTCAGTAATTGGGTAGTACACGTCTGCCATCATTGGGAACATGAAGTCGGGAGTTTCACAAATAGACATTAGAGAACCCCTAGTCTTGTAACAGACTTAGCATACTTAGAAAGTATCTTGTCTACAAGAATATTACCTGTTCCTTCGAATGACTGCTTGTCGAACTGTAGTTTATACTGGTCGGTATTGTATGCTGTAACATATCGTTTGTAATAGTCCAGCTGACCGCACTCAATGTCTGTAATTAAAAGACTGACGGCACGAGCAATGTCTGAGGGTACTGCTGTGTATCCAGACTCTACAACAACTCTATAGTCGTATGTCTTGGGAAAGCCACCCCATATACCAAAGTTTAAGTCTAGATAGTCTGTGCTTCCAGCAGGAAGAATAAGGTCTGCACTCTCGCTTCTATTCAGTTCTCCTGTATAGGTTTGAGTTATAGCAGTCTTATCTTTTGTAATTTCAAAGTTACGTACATATGCTGTTGGATTACTTGCATCGTAAACTAGAACGTTGTTCTCGTATACCTGCAAAATTTTCTTTGCATCTACCCATAGTGGCAAGTAGTCTGCTCCAAGACCAGTAGTCTCAAAAGTTGTTTTCTTGTAGTAAAATCCTTGTGGAATAACAGAGTCAATAATTGCTCTTGCCAACTCTTCATTCAAGGTCTTTGTGGCTATGTCGGAGGCTGTTTCTGCTAGTGTGTTTGGGTCTAGATATGGTCTGCGAACCTGATAAGTGTCGTCGTGAATAATATCCCCTGACGCATCTGTAATCACAACTCTATAATCTGAGTCATATTTTCCTGATAGCGTGATTGTCCACACATACGCTGCATTGTCTGTTACAGTCTGTGTGGTGGAAGAAAGGTCTGCCAAATCAGTTATGGTTGCTGTGAACACCTCATTAGTTGTATAAGTCGCTGGGATAGTATATGTAAGCCCAACGCTAGTGTATGGCGATAACCTTAGTAATTCCATTAAATTCCGTACTCCTTTGCAACCTCTTCTGGGGTTGCGGTACGCACGTGATCTCGCTTAAGCCACTTTTCGGCTTCTGCTTTATCCACAATGTTGTACCCTTTGTCAATCTTCCCTACGCCTTCCCACAAGACATTTCGTGTAGAGAACAATGCTACTGTTTCTTTCTTAACAGCTTTAGGCTCTACAGCTTTTATTTTTGGTGACTTACTTGCGGCTCCTGAGCCGATAGCACCATTCTCTGTTTGAGTAATTGCACCAGACTTTTTTCCACCTTTGGCAGTGGTACGAGATGAACCGATTACGTTATCTTCATCTGTTTCTGGTATACCTTTTAATTTTTGTTTTAAATCTCCAATTGATTCTTCTAGTGCTTCTACAGAATTGTCTACTACTTCTTCAATTGTTTCTAGTACTTCTTCAACTGTCTCTTCGACTGTTTCGATAATTGTTTCATTTGACATTAGAAACCTCCTTAGATAATTATATCAGATAGTAAGAGAGGCAAGGACCGAAATCCCTGCCTCCCCTAAGAGTTAGATTCAAATTATGAAGATGAATCCTGGCTGTCGCTATCAACCCAAGCTACAGCGTCTTCCTCTTCCCACTGAAGTCCGAAACGAACGAATACGGTGTATTCGATTGTGTCTTTCTTAGCAACGTATTCACGGTTTACAGTGATGTCTCGCTGGAAACCCCAAATGCGGTTTGAAGGGAATGTGAGGTCGATGTAGTTGTCTGGGTAGTAAGGAACTTCCATTACTGGAATACCTAAGATACGAGTTGTACGAGCTTCTCCGACAATCTGATCAGTACCTGCAAGGTATGAATTGCGGTATTGGTCTGTGAAAATGCTGTTTGACCCAGTACCATTTGATCTGACAATATCCGCGAATGTGTCAGTGCTTGCATAGAACTTTAGACCGTTCTTAAGAGCACGATACTTTCTTGGTAGGGCAGAAATGACACCCTGAAGAACTTCTGGAGTCCACGCACCGCTTGTAACGGTTGCAGAATACTCGTGAGCATCTCCACCGAAACGAACCTTGCGAACAAAACCTTCCATAATGTTAAGGAAGGAGTTTCCTCCAGTACCTGTACCATTAATGGCAAGGTCCTCAATGTCATTTGCAAATGCGTTGGTCATTAGACGAACAAGGTGGTCCTCAAGGGCTGCACCTTCAATGTTGTCTTCTAATGCCTCAGCAGAAACTTCCCAGTCAAGGCGGAGTTTCTTTGTTGTTAGTTCAACCTTAGCAAAGGTTGCACCTGCGTTTGTGTATGTAGCGTCAGCCTGGTTTGCAGCACGAATAACTCGTTCTCCAACGTTGACCTTTTCGAGTTCCATTGTATTGGCTCTCATTGTGACTCTACGACCATCTTTGGCGAGAACAGTACCGTCCCAAACATAGTCAATAAATCTACGAGCTTGTTCAGGACGTAGAATACCACTACCTGCATCACCCGAAGGATTTACTGCGTTTGGTCCAGTTGTTACACCAAACTGTGCGGTGGGGATGTTACCTAGAGTGTCTGCTCCAGGACTAGCAACGCCACCAATTCCTCCAGATGCGAATGCACCTTCGCCATTTGTTTCATTGGCTCCTGCACCTGGATAGTTTTTAATAATCTCTTCCGACATTTTGTCACCTCCTAAGTGATTTTTTATTTGAATAGATCGGCAGTTTTGAGGAAACGTCCGTCCCATAGGGATTTCTCAATCTTATCTGATTGATTTTCCTGTACGATCTCGCCTAGATCGCCAGATTTGCGGAAAGCGGTATCTGCCTCAACAGCATCAACTCTCTTTCCAAACTCGTTAAACTCGCCCTTTGTCTCTGTTACCTCATTTTTTACAGAGTCAATCGACTTGCTTAATTGTGCAATTTGTTCGGCTTGTGCCTGAACAACTGCGGTTAGATCGCTAAAGGCTTTTGTAACGGTATCCTTAATTTCAGCAACTGCGTCTACAAGAACCTCGTCTGACTTGGATACTGAATCAGCCTTTTCAGCAACTTCTTCATCAGCAACAACCTCTTCGGTTGCCACCTCTTCGGTTACCTCTTCTGCTACTTCAACATCTGCCTCTGGAGCGACCTCTGCTTCAACAGCGACTTCTTCTACTGTCTCAGCGACTGTTTCATTTACTTCATCAGTCATAGGACTTACCTCCTTAGTTATCTTAGAAGTATTAATGCCTTTAGCACTATCTACTAAGAACTTTACCATCTCTGGTTTTTCTGCATCTGACTTTTCTACAAAGCCGATGTTTTTCATTGCAGCACCACTGGTGGGGCTAACTTCTGAATCTTTATCTGAGAGCATAACAATACCGTTTTCTTCGTCCCAGAATACATTTTCAATTTCTACATCCACGCCATCTCCCTTGATTACGTCAACTCCGTCTACTTTTTCAACAGACAAAACATTTGCAAACTGATTTGCAGGGGTATCAACTAGTGATAACTCTACAAGGTCGTAGTCTTTAATAATACGAATAGTGGCATCCATCTTTTCGTCAAAGGCATCATCCCACTGGTTCATTTTTCCGCCAATGGAAAAACCTGAAAGTGTTCCGTCTAGAACCTTTTCCCAAGTGTCCTGAGCACCCTTTGAGATGTATGTTGATACATAAACACCTGCATAAAACTTCTTTGACTCTGGGTCAAAGTACTTGTCCTCTTTGAATGAAACCATTTTGCCTACCGCCTTGGGCTGGTGCATTTCACGAATGTTACCACGGAACTTTTCAAAAGCTTTCATTGAAGCTTCTGGAGTAACGATGTCATTCTGCTTGTCAACGTTATCTAGGGTTGCAAAACCAGAGACGATGCGTCGCTCTTCATCAACTTTTGAGAACGGCATGGACAGACGAACATTATCGCCTTCAGAGTGCCAATGGGCTTTAGAAATAGTCATGTTAATTAATTATATACTGTTTTTTACAATAATATAACATTGTTATTACATTTAAATTATAACACAGTTTATGCTGAAGATCTGCCTTCACCCTGGGCGTTTCTACCCTCAGTAGTTGCAGGACTGTCTGACTGGTTGTTTGATCTTTCAGCATCTCGCTGTCTGTTACCTGCAAGATTTGCACGAGCATCAGTTGCTTGGCGTGGAGTCATTTGAAAAACTTCATCACCATCTTGACGTTGACCAAGACCAAGTTTTTCACGAGCCTCATTAGGTGTAAGAATTTGTGTCTTAACATAACGCTCTAGAATTTGTGACTGTGCAATTTCATCTGTAAGAGTTAGTTCATTAAACTTAAGTTCAAGAATGTCTGTCTTTTCTTTAATAATCTTGCCAAGAACTTTTTCAAGATTAGTTTGTGCAGGACGTGCAACCTGTTCTTTGAATGTGCGGTCCTGTGCGAGAGCAGCAGCAATGCTTGCAGCATCTCCACCGCCAATCTTTGACAATGGGACCTGGTGAGCAACCAGGATATCGTCACGGTTACGAATGCGGTATTGGTCAAATGATGCCTCTTGAACATTATTCTCAATTGGCTCCATCTTAAACTCTACCTTGTTGTTGTCAGAGTCTGCTGGCAACGGAATGTAAAGTGTCCTGTGTGACTGCCCCTTTAGACTGGTCTGCAAGAAGCGGAACATCTTGTCTTCTGCATCTTCTGAAAGCTTTGCACCCTTAAGTGTAATAACGTAGCGAGGCACAGCCTTATTGCTAAAGTAGTCGATGTTGTATTGTGAAGCAAGCTGATCTCCGTGGAGAGATGAGATCGCAGACATAATATCTGGGATTCCGTAGTATGTGTTAAGTGGAGAGTATTCTTTATAGTGAATAATCTCGTTAGGGCGTGGGTCTTCAGTTACTGGGTTTGGGTTGACTGCCCCGAAATTTCTGAAGTAGACAACCTTGTTACCAATAATCTGAACGTAGCCATCCTTTAGTCTACGGACTCGCATTGTGGTTGACGGAATGTGACCAACGTATCCAATCTCACCTGTTACGGTACGACCAATTTCAAGGTATCCATTTCCTGTAGCCTGAACATCTGTATAAAACTTCATCATTGTGTTTGTAAAAGAATCATCATCGTTAAGTGCTTCTATCCACTCACGCATTGAAATTCTTGCACGTTCAATACGCTTACGTGCTTTTTCTGCAGCTGAGTCTGTTGTCCCCCCAAGAGCAAACATAGTACTCTTTGTTGGCTGGAAGTCATAACCAAGACCAACAATGTTTTCTACCTTTGCGTCAATAGCGGCATGGTTAGCGAATGATGTATCGTAATAGTTTGCAAGTTCATAAAGATTCCAGGGTGGTGTAATAACGTCAAAGAGACCGTAGCCATTGTGGTAAACAGTTCCAGGGTTAATCTCCTTAGATCTTGCTCCATTGACTCCTGTGCTTGTTGCCATAGCACTGTCAAGATAGGCAGGTGTTACATCTACTGCTTTCGACATTCTAGCTGCACGACGCTTAAAGTTTGCATTAAGACCAGAGAGTGATTTAATACCGTCCCAATTTTTAATAAAGGGGTCTTGTGCTTTAAAGACATTTTCTTCTTCTGCAAAGCTGTCCATCTTTGCACGAACAATGTGTTGTACTGATTCTTCCGACATTAGTCTTCATCTCCGTATGCATTTAAGGTATTCTTTGCCGCAATAACTGCACCAAGGTCATTCATGTTTGGGATTAGTCCCTGCTTCATACGATCAATTTGTTCAGAGTGTGTCTCTTCTGAAATCTGTCGTGTGTTTGGGTAGAAGATAGCCTGACCCTCTGCTTCACCATAGTATGCAGCGGCATCCATAAGCTTTTTTACACGCTCGTGATCATTCTTATATGCTTCAATAGAGAGAACGTTGTTGTCTCCATCCGTGAAAGGCTTGCCGTTTGCCTTTACCCAGATATATGTTCCAAAGTCTGAGTATTCTTCTTTGACTACAGTTAGTCTGGCTTTTCCAAGAGCTTCCTCAATTGGATCTAATTTTTCTTTTTCCATAACCACCAGTATACCATATTATAGCGGTATAGCAGTAATTGTTGACGACCTTATACCACTGTATAGGGTTGTGCTGTTTTGTTTAGCGTCAATAAGGTGTAGGTTTTCAAAGCTATCTGACACCCCAATCTTACTTGTTCCTAAATAAGAACCATAAATTTCTAACGCATTGAGCTCAATACTGATAGGCACTGTTGCACCAGTTAGCACATCTCTCCAGGTTGGTTCGGTAGCATAAACGTCTGACCAGTTACCCATAGCAACAATAGAGTATGGTCCAGCTCCCCATTGTGCAAAAACAACTGACGAACCTTCTTTTGATTTATCAATTTGATAATCTGCAATGTTATTAATAATAAATGGACCTGTAATGTCTAGGCTTCCTGTATATTCATTAAAGTCTAGAAGTGGGTCAAAGGTAAAACCGATCGTATTCCACTGCCCATATCTTATTGTTGCGGTTTGTGCAACACCATTAGTTGTTGTATGTTGTTGTCCATTTACAAAAATCTTTACCCCAGAATAAGACGAATATGCAGTTCCACTAGACGTTCTTACTCTAAGTGAGGCAGTGTTTGTGTTTGCCCCTGTTTGTGCATCAATCACAAATGTATTATTTCTATCTGTAATTCTAAAAATTTCAACGCTTGAGTTTGCAGTAAAGGCAGTATCCTTCATAACTGACATTTGCACAACGCTATCTTTATAGAAATCTTTTTCTGTTGGGTTAATTAAAACTCTTAGACCCTTTGTTTCTACCGTAGTGTTTGCTAAAACTGATCCAATGTTTGAGCCAACCATTTTAATTCCACTATATTTATTTAAATATAGATATGGAGTGCTGTCTTTATAAATTGTATAAGGATTTAGTCCGTCGTAAACTATTGATGTTGAGTTTGCCATTGTGTACGGAATGATATCCCTAGAATATCTAGTTCCAATTTCTGTAGGGAGTGCTGAGTAGTCATATGCTTGTGAAGCAAGTTGTAATTTTTTAATCTTTAGGGGATTTCTAAAAATACCAGGAATTTTAATCTCAAACGAAACAGATATTGATAGATCATTAAAGTCGGAGAATCCACCTGTAGGCAAATACACAATGTGGTTATTTAATATTTGATATTTTTTATTAATCCAAGTAGAGTCTGGGATTAGAACGCTATTAGATGATGCAGAGACATATGTTTTTTCTGTTTGATTGGTTGAAACTGTTGAGGTTGCTACCTCTAAAAATTCTACATAAGACTTTACTGTTGAGTTTGCAGAAGCAATTGATTCTGGATGATCTATGTTTATTTGAATAAAGTCTAATGCATACTCTAATGTTCCAGAAGAGTCGGCAATAACATTTTTGGCTAAAAGTGATAATGGAACATAGTCTTCCCAGGAAGAATCTACTGCTATGTCTAAGTCAAGGACTCCAAATGTATTAACTGCAATAAGGGTGTAGCTTGCAAAGTGGCTTGGCAGGATTGTGCTGTTGTGTCTAACAATTCCATCGGTAAATTCTGCACCTCCGCCAGATGATTGGTCTAGGGCATAAACCTTATTGATATTCTTTTTATCTCCAAACCCAAACTTGTAAATATTTCCTCTAAACATTTTTGCTGTAGAAGTTCCAGTAACATTTAAATCTGGAGAGCCTCCAAGAAATACTTTTAAGTCTCCTTGGTTTGTAAAAAATGAAGAAAGTGCTGTATTGTTTTCTGCTGTTAGTAATTGATCAATGTCTACCCCTGCAGAAAATTTATTGGCGGTATTGGTTATTGTAACTGTATCTATAGTTGTTATTGAAGATCCAGAGATAAATTTGTAAACTATTTGATTTGAAGAATTAACAACTGCTTCGAAGTATTCGTTACTAGTATTAATTACTCTGAAAAGAATTTCATTTGATGTTGGAGTTTCAGCAAGTTTGTATACACCATAAATTAACTTAATTGGTTCAGATAGAACACTAAGTTTTTCAAACTCTAGATATCCTGCAGTATAAAAACTTTCTGCTGCTTCTGCTCCGTCAGCAATTGCGTCTGTGTTGTCTGGAACTATTCTAAAAAACACATCGTCGTTAATGATAGAGCCAGAAGTTAAACTTGAAGTTGTTGATTGTCCAGAAAGAGTATTGTTTAGGTCGCACCATTCCACAAATGATTGACTGTTGTTTTGAAGAACTAGTTTTGGAAGTTTGTACTCTGGGGCAAAAAGAACTTGTCCGTCTGTTGATAGATTTTTAACTACTCCATTTTGCCATCTACCGTTTCCAGGATAGACGTAGTTGTTGGAATATTTAGCAACTTGATAATCTATCATTACTGGCATTTCAGAGAAGTTACCAAATTTTAATTGTGGAACCTCTACAGATTGTCCTTTAACAAAGTGAAGCTTTGCATTGACTTCAGACATTTGATATGCATAAATTGCAATACAGTCTAGCTGAATTTGTGGCACATTCGAGTACGCATAAAACCCAATCCAGTCCTGATCTTTTCCTGCATCTGTTAATTTTGTTGGCAAATTAAAATTTGTTAAATCGTGATTCAGGGAAATAACGGTTTCACCATTAATTATTAAACTAGACGATGATCTGTTGTATGTAAAATGAATCAGCATGGGTCTGTCCCATTCTCCAACATAGTGTGACTTAATTACGTCTTCTATCTTTAATGAAATATATGGTCCATTTACATAGATTCCGTTATCTGATTGAATTGGTCCAACAATTTTTTGTGGGTAGTGTGCTGAAGAGTTTATTCTTGCCCAAAATTCTAAAGTATATACTTTATCTTTACCATCATCATTTAAGAAGCCAAAGCCTGGAATAATTATTGATGGCTTGCTTGTTATTGGATAAATGTTAGTTATGTTAGTCGCACCATAAACCATTGGCATTCCGTTATTGTCTGATGCAACATTTGCCGCTGTAGTGTCGCTTGAGATGTAATATCCGTTATTTAAAGAAGTATCATTATACCCAGTTAGGGGTGAGCCATATGCAGAAATGTTGATCGATGACTCAAGATCGACTACTGATGCTGGGGGCAGTACGTCATTTAAATCCCATACGGCAATGGGATTGTCTCTAGTAATTGAGTCAGCGTACCTATTTGTCATTTTTCCTCTAACTAAGTTTACCATACTTAGGTTTTCTGGTATAATGTTTATACAACTAATAGATGGAGAGACAATGCATTTACATATTGCTACCCCAATGTATGGGGGAAACTGTAAGGGTGTATATCTTGACGGACTAATGGCACTAACCTTTGAGCTTGCTCGTAAGGGATACCAAGTCTCCTTTTCAAAGATATACAACGAAAGTCTTATTACTCGTGCTAGGAATAATCTAGTACACGAGTTTGAGAAATCTGGTGCTGATGCACTACTATTCATTGACGGTGACGAGGGGTTTAATCATGTTGACGTTATCGAAATGATCGAGTCTGGTAAAGATGTTATTGGTGCTATCTACCCAATGAAAAACATTAACTGGGAAAATGTACGACAGGCTGCACTCAAGGGTGAAGAAAATCTATCTCAATATTCTGGATTCTTTGCTATGAACATGTTGCCTGGAGAGACTACTTTTAAAATGAATGAACCAGTTCCTGTTACTGAAGTTGGCACAGGAATGCTATTCATTAAGAAAGAAGTATTCAAAACAATGAAGCCACACTGCCCACAGTATATGTTAAATACATCTACTGGTGCATTTGATGCTTCTCAAATGGTGACTGAATACTTTGCTACCAGCATTACCGAAGATGGCATTCTTCTTTCGGAGGATTACCACTTCTGCCGTAAGTACCGTGAACTTGGTGGAGAAGTCTTTGCTGCACCTTGGGTAAAGATTGTTCACGCAGGGGAATACATTTTTGATGGTAGTTTTGCCTCTACAATGATGTTAACTGCATCGGTAGTTGAAAATATTCCAGAAGAAAAGCCAAAACCTAAAACTAAAAAGAAATAAGAATAGCCCCGAAAGGGGCTATTTTTTTATTCAGTTGCCTCTATCCAAGATTGAGATGTTTCATTCCAGTCATACAACAGGTCGTTTTCTGGATATGCAACTGGTGCTACCCAAATCCAATTATTAGTATCTAGTGTCCAAGAAGGATATGGCTGTGGTCTATAGAATACATCAAGATCTGAATCGTAGAAGTACCCAATACCTGCAAAATTTCCACGGAAGTTTCTATTATAAGATGTTTGAATCCAAGTACCCCCAAGACCAACATCGTTAGCTAGAAAATCTTGTCCACGATGCTCTAGTGAATTATCAACAACAAGAACACGAGTAACAATATTGTTTTCATCTATTTCTGCAAAATGTGCCATTAGATGTCAGCCCTTACTGTAAATGTTGAAGTAGATTTAAATTGATAAATTTTATATCCACCAGAAACAGTTCTTGTTGCAGTACCGCCAGTAATAACTAGGTCTGGGTATGTTTCTAGATATTTTAAAACAACAAATCCAGAACCACCATTACCAGAGTTTCCGTTATTAGAAACACCTCCTGAACCAGAACCACTATTAACACGAGCAGAAGTAGTAGCAGTAGTATGTCTTCCTGGAGATGCCCCAGAAGTTCCAAGAGTTGTTCCTGTAGCACCATCATTACCTGCGGTCCCATTAGTTGATGCAATTGCGTTTGCAGCACCACCACCTCCACCTGCATACACAATTGACGTACCAGTAATTGAAGATGTTTTTCCTTGACCACCGTTTCCAGCCCTACTGTTGTTTGCGTTGACTCCTGAGTTGTTTAGTGAGCCTCCACCACCACCACCTTTTCGATAGTTTGTGTTGTTGGAGCCTCCACCGTCGGTTCCCTGTCCGACTGTACCGATACCACCGCTGTCGGTTGAGTTTAGAAACGCACCAATACCACCACCAGAACCACCGTTTCCACCTTCAACACTGTTTCGGTGTGAGCCATATCCTCCACCAATTGCAGTGAGAGTTGCTACAGCGGCTGCTGAATTTGAAAATTGAAAACTTGAATTACTTCCACTTGATCCAACTCCTCCACCAGCAGCTACTCCTGTGCCGCCAGCACCAACAATTACAGAATAAGATTTTCCTTCTACAAGAAAAAATCCAGAAGCAGAAGTGCTCTCAAGATATCCACCAGCTCCACCACCACCTGGACCAAAAGAGTTTGATTCTGCTGCACCAGAACCGCCACCAGCAATTAAAAGATATTCAGACAAAGCAATAGTTTGAAATGTAGAACCAATAAGTCCACCAAGCACTCCAGGCATTATGTCAATCCGTTTCCTGAAATAAACCAAGTTGTTGCTGCAACTTTAACTAGAGTTGCCATACCGTATGCTGCAAGTGTTCTGCTTCCAGTTGTTCCTACTACAGAAAGTCTTAAAGTGTCTGTTGACTGAATAGTAATTGTAGTATTTCCAGTTGAATGACCAGCAACAATAACGATAGTAGTTCCTATTGGAAAGGCTACGTTTGCATTTGATGGGATTGTTAATGTTCTACCGCCTGTATCTACGTACAGGTGTTTTCCTGCATTTTCCGCAGCAGCTACTGTGTTTGCAGAAATAATGTTTTGTGGCATACCCATATAGCCAACACCAGATGCAGCAGTAGTGGTTGTGCCATTTGCTACCGTGCCTGTAATAGTTGCGGCATTTATAGAACCAACAAGTGTTGTAGCAGTAACTACGTTTGCAGTAAAGCTACCGTTCGAATCACGAGCTACCATTGTAGATGCACCATTTGCTGAGTTTGCGGTGGTAGCAGAATTGGGTATAGATGTGAGACCTGAACCGCTACCGTTGAAAGTTGTAGCATTTACGTTACCCGAAAGATTAGCATTTGTACCAGCAACATTGCCAGTAAAGGTAGCACCTGAGAGATTAGCTATTCCAGCGGTAGCAAGATTAGCGTTTACCCAAATACCGCTAGAATTTAGCTGAAGAATATCATTAGTGGCAGCAGTATTTGCTATTGATACATCGTGAAGCCATTCAAGGTGATGGTTTCCTGGAATAATGCGTACCGCAATTTGTCCAGACGAGGCGTGTCTAACTGTAATAAATGCAACAGCCAAGTCGTGCTGAGGTCTTACATTAGTTAGCTTGCCAGCAACTGTGGGGTGTGCAAAAAGAATGTCTCCTTCAGTCCAAGTTTCATCTCCAACAGCAATAGCACTAGCAACATTTCCACGAGTATCAATACCCTTGAGAGTTCCGAAACTCATTACCGTTCCATTTACACCATTAGAAATATTTGCAGTTGCTACACCCATAACACGAAGTTCTGAGTCTTGCAACCCTGTAGTTTCGTGAGGGGTTACATCAATACGACCACTTGGTTCTGCTCCATAAGCAGAAACTAATGTTCCCTTTACTATTGTTGAGCCAGTATTGTTTCTTACTAAATAAAATGTTGATTCTGCAGAATTGTCTGACCAAGTTGGGGTAGCGTTAGAACCTGCTGAAACAAGTATTTGTCCTTCTATTCCATAATCAGGGTCTGTTCCAACACCAATAGGACCATTAACGTCTAAGCCGTTTTTGACCTTAAAGTTTTTATTAGTAGTCGCCAAGTATCATCACCTTAGTAAATTATACCAGATAATGATACCCGACAACTAACTAGTTAGACTTCGATCAATGTTCTGGTAGTTTTAACAGTTACACCGTTGGTTCCAGTAACTGAAAGTTGTACTGATCCAGCTGCATTTGTAACGTCTGTTGTAATGATTGGTTCTGCTGAACTATATACTTCAGCATATTCTGTTACATAGACGTTTGATCCTGTAGCTACCGCAAGAATTTCAATTGCGTAGATATCTCCAGAACCATTACGAGCCTGAATGGTGTACTTTGCAGTTCCATATGTTGAAGAACTCCAAGCAGTATCTACACCAGTTGCACTTGTGTCTGTTAGTCCAACTGAGAATGTGTCAATAGCAGCCTGTTGCATAACAACAGTATTTGCAATAACATTTCCAGCGGTAACATTCGCAAAGCTAACGGCAGATGTTGTGTTAATGCTCTGGGGTAGTGAAAGAAGTACGCTACCGCTTGAAGCATTTGCAACAATCTGGTCTGCTGTTCCAGTAAGCGATGTTACACCAGTGTTTGTGATTGTAAGAGAATCTCCTGCTGTACTAACCACTGCTGTAACTCCAGTACCTGCTGTGAATGTAAAGGTGTCGTCTGAACTATCTGGAGAAGCAATGTTTGTTCCGTCAGAAAAGTTGTTGAATACGTTTACTGATCCACCAGTTGCAATAACTGCTTCTGAGGCTGCAGATCCAGAGTCTCCAGGAGTGGCAAGATACCAGGCATTTGCTGATTCCTTCCAGAAGATCTTTGCATTAGTGTAATCTCCACGCTCAACTTCAATACCAGCATCAAGTGTTGGTGTGCCAGTAATATTGCTATTAAGAACAACGATGTTGTCTTCAACAGCAAGGGTATCTGTGTTAAGGGTTGTAGTTGTACCACTAACTGTTAGGTTTCCTGTAACAGTAAGGTTATTGCCAATTGTTACGTCATTAGGAAGACCAATTGTTACTGAACCAGTAGATCCAGAAACTTCAACCTCATTTGCAGTTCCAGTAAGACCTGTTACACCAGAGTTAGTAATTGTAATGGTATCGCTTGTTGCGTTACCTGCAATAGTAATTCCAGTACTTGGTGTAATGGTAATTGTGTCGGAGTTGTTAGCCGCTACAATTGATGTTCCATTTGCAATGAATGTTTTAAAGATGTTTTGTGCTGAACCAAGATCTGAGTTAGTAATTGTGATTGTATCGCTTGTTGCGTTACCAACAATTGTAATTCCAGTGCTTGGTGTGAGTGTAAGTGTATCAGTGCTGGTATCTGCAACGACTGATGTTCCGTTAGCACTAATTGTTGCAAATACATTAGGGTATGCCACGGTAGCTTCGGTAAGAATGTTTGAACTGTTAATTGTACCGTTAGTACCTGTGATGGTTACGTTACCGTCAACTGTTAAGCCATTCTTGACTCTAAAGTTTTTATTGACTGTTGCCATTTTATTATCTCCTTATTATGCCTTTAATCCCATACGAGCGTATCGCACAGTGATTGGCGTTACGGCAGGATTTGGGGTAACTACAAGAGTTACATTTGCCCCTGCCTGAGAGACGCTAACGGTTCCAATATCCCCATCATTGTCTATTGTTCCATATTGACTAACGCTAACATTTGTTCCGTCAATAAGGATTGTTAGTTCTGTTGCAAAGAATTTATTTGCACCACCTGTAATTTTAGAAATAGAAACTAAGTATTTGACCATTCTAAAGCTAGTTGCTGTAAAACTGTCTACTGTTGTTGCATTCTCAATTCCAGAAATTGTTTCTTCATTATTACCAACTGTCCCAAGCTCAGTTGCTTGTGCAGCAAGTGTATCGATAAGCTGTGCGTAGTCAGCACCTGTGGGTACATCACCAGTTTCAAACTTAGCTTTAATTTCTGCAAGGGTAGCTCTAACCATAATACATTAATTATATCATCAATCTTTTTATAAAATGAAGTTACTTGTACCAACAATGGCAATACCAATTGGTGCAGGGTTTCCTGGTCCATACCCTGCAATTCCAACATTTATAAACCTTACATAAAAAGGAATAACGTTAATTGGTTTTGCATTATAAACAATGTCACTAATTGTGGTAAGTGGATAACTTATAGATGTAACTTTTGCGTCGTGAATAATGTCTGTTATTTTTGCAGAATGTGCTTCACCTGTTACAGAAGTATTAGGATATGATTTTTGTACTACGGATCCAAGGTAGCCAGGCTTAACATCACTAATAACTGCTTTAGCCATTAGCTCATTCCTGAATTAGTAATATCCTCAATTACGATCATACTGCCCTGGCAGACTGTCCAAATTCTAGTTGCGTCCTTGATTTCAATATCAAAAAGGTCACCTGTTTCCAAAAGGTTTGTCTGTGTTGAAGTTAGTTTAACTGTAAATTCTCCAGTACCATCTCCTGCAACAGCAGCAGGTGTAACTGTAGTAATAAGTGTTGCAGCATCTGTCATTTCTGGAACTAGCTGGTCTACAGTTGGACGTTTAATCTGCATCAATTTAGTAAAAGATGTAACGTTAAGTGCAGTTTTTGTGTCGTCAGTTACATAGACACGAAATTCTGCGGTATCTCCACGAACAACTGTCCAAGTAACAAGTGGTGGTACATTTCCAACCAAATAAGTTTTACGTGTTGCCATAGTATTTAAATTATATCACACTATGTTAATTTTACGTTTTTAAAAGCAGAGCCTGTCCACACACTAATATTAGTGTTTGCAACAGTTTTAAATTCTGATCCATTCCAAACTTTTACAACACCTTTTTTAAATTCTCCATCAACCCAGACCTTTAATTTATGATCGGCTAATGTAGTAACGGTTACAGTATCACTTCTAACACCAACGTGAGCAGTAATAGAAGTATAATTTGAAGCATTGTGTAGGTCTGTCGTGTCATTAAGTGCAGCAACTTGAAAGTCATAGATTGTTGATGGTGAAAGTCCACTAACTGTTGCACTGGTTGTGACGCTTCCAGTATTGGCTACTAGTACAGCCCAGGTAGACGCACTATTTGCTTTGTAATTAATTCTGTATCCCTTAATCGTACAAATGTCTCCACCATCGTCTGTTGGAGCTGTCCAAGTAAACTGCATACCTGTTGGTGTAATGGATGCCGAATTTACTGCAAAAACTGTTGGGGCATTTGGAATACTAGCCTGTGTAATTCTTCCACTAATTCTACTATTAGATACTACTGAGCTACCATTTTGATAAATACTGCCCGAAGTTCCTCCACGAGCATAAACGATGTTGCTTCCAACCCCACGTTCCCTAAATCCGTAATAATATTTTGTATTTGAAAATCCTGCAAATTTAAAGTTAGAGTCAGTTCCTGCATTTGCAGTAGTTCCTCCTGGCGTTGTGTTTCCTCCAGAAACAGTACTTGGAGTTCCATCAGATTGTGTAGACAGTAATGGTTGATAGCTACCAGTGCTTGTAGGTCCACCTGAACCTGTTCCACCAACACGAACAGTAACATCTACAACTAAAATAGGTCTTGATCTATAAGAGTTTCCAAGCGAATCAAAACCTCCAGAAACATATGTTCCAGTATTTGATGTAGTTACATCTGAAGTAATGTAGTCACTTGTTGCACTTGAAAACCATGCCGTGCCAAGGTCACTAAGACCTTCTCCAAGAGTTATATTGGTTGCAGACATTTTTTACACCGTCCAAGAAATCCAAACATCTCCTGTTTGAAGGTTTGCAGTAGCTGGAGTATTTTGCGAAACAATAATTCTTGTTTGATTTACTGTTGCAGAGTTTGGATTGTAGCTGGCAGCAGCTGCTGGATAATATCTTGCAGCTTTAACAGCAGAAGATGCTTGACCCACAAGTGTGATTGTGTGAACATTTTCATAAGCAGTGTTTGATGTAATAGTCGGTGCTATAACTCCTGTTGTAGCTAGGAGATTAGGTGCGGTGACATTTCCAGAAAAAACTTGACCAGAAATATTTGCTTTTGTAACTATTGCATTTCCAACATCGTCGTGGTAGTCTTCGAATGCCGCAATAATATTTGCTGCGTCTGCAGCGGCTGGAATCGTGGCGGTAACGTTAGGAGTTCCAGGAGAAGTATATTCAGTAGGCATAGACTAATTATATCAGAAAACTTTAATAAGTGTTGTGATTTTATAAACTGTAGGAACTCCGCCTTCAGTTACCTTGATTACTGGCGGTAGCGTAGACTTAGAATCTGAAATTTTAATTACTGCCATTAGAGG